GCGGCTCCACCGAACGGAGACGCCCGAGCAGGCCGGGGTCCGGCTTCCAGACGCCGGACTGCCTCACCTCGATGCGGGGTCCGGGGGTAGTTCGGAACAAGGCCAGCACGGCCTCGGCGTCGAAGTCATCCACCACTGCGAAGACCGGTGCTTGTTCGGTCTCACCGGCCACGACCACGTCACCGGCACTGACGAGGGCGTGCGGCTGCTGGGGGACGGGGAGCCACCCACGGGGTGCCGTGGGCCGGAGTAGCAGCCCCGCCTTGCCTTGCGTAACCGACTCCAGCGCTTCTGCCAGCAGGTCCTCGCCCAGCTCGACATACGGGTAGCCCTCCGGTTCCTGCTCGATGGTGTCCCAGCCACCGCCGTTCCAGCGGGCGTACGGGCTCAGCAGATCGGCCGCGGGGTCGTCCCGCATGACCGCGAACAGCAGCATGCCGCCGTGCACGTCCGGGTCCACGCTGGGGTCGAGCAGGCCGAAGTACCGGGCGCCGGGCGTGCTCGCACACGCGGAGGCGAGTACGGCCTGGCGCTTGGCTTCCTCGCCGTCAGCCACCCGAGCCGCCCACTGGTTACCGTCGAAGGCGGCTCGGCGCAGCGCGGCCAGGGTGACCGGGGACCCGGCCGCCAGCAGGGGGTGCGCTCCGTGCTGTGCGACCGGTACCGGGTACGTGCGTTCAGACACCTGTCGTTCCTCCGGTTCCCCTGTTGGCGCGCATCGCGGCGAGCCCGGCTGCCGTCCCCTGGGACATTTCAGGCTCAACGTCAACCACGGGCGCCGCGGCGGCGATACCGGCCCATCGGCGGATGGCCTCGATGTATGCCGGGCTGTTGGACCCGTACATGTCGCGGGCCTGTGTGATCCGTGCCCGCGCTTCCTGCGGGGACAGCTCGGCTGTGGCACCCAGACCCCGGCGCTCGGCCTCCCGCTCCAGCACCCTGCGGCGGACGTCCAGCGAGGTCAGCGTGAGCGCACGCCGCAGCTCGTCATCGGTCAGCCGCTTGTGTGCGCCGGGCTGGTAGAGCTTGGGGATCAGCTCGGCCAGGTCGTCCTGCGGCGCCGCTGCCGGGGCAGTCGCCTCTGGCTCGGGGGTTGGCTCGGCCACCGGCGTCGGGGCACGCTCAGCTTCCGGCTCCGGGGTCACGTCGACAGGGGTAGCCTCCGGTATGGGTTCCGGCTCCGGGGCAGGTTCCGGGACCTCGGCCTCCGCCACCGGTGCCGGGTCCGGCGCAGCCTCGGCCGCGGGCGCCTTGGTGCGCTCGGTCAGTCGCGCCTTGAGCGGGTTGTCATCCGACAGCCGGTTGATGACCTTCTCGGGCTCATCGCCGGAGGTGCCCAGGTAGCTGTCGAGCCAGGCGCGGTAGCGGGCGCGTTGCTTCCCGCCGAGCTTGACGCGGGCCATGAGCCTGTTCATCCGGGCGTGTGCGTCAGCCGGGTCCGTGAGCTGGAGGATTTCCTCCAGCTCGGCGTTGAGGTCGTCGCCGCCCAGCCCCTTGTTGTCGGCGCTGCGGGCGATGCCGCGGATGCGCTCGGCCAGTGCGGCGTCACGCTCGGGGACCGGGTTCGGCGTCTCGTCCTCGGGGACGGGGTTGGTGTCGGCGGACACGTCCGGCCCGCCGTCGGCCTCGGCCAGACCTTCCTCGTCCAGCTCGTCCAGCGGGACGGGTTCCGGCTCCCCGCTCGTGTCGGGGGCGTCAGGCTCCGGCTCGTCGGCCAGGCCGGGTGGCTCGTCTCGTTCGGGCAGCAGGTACTCCACGGTGTAGCGCGCACGGCCAAGCTCGGCGGCTCGGGCGTAATTGCCGTTGGCCGCGAACTCGCGCATGGCCTCCTGCCGTGCCTGCCACATGCGGGGGTCGACCACGCCGGGGGTTTGCTTCGGCGTACCCCGCGTGATGAGCAGGTGCTCACCCTCAGGGGACTCGACCCAGAGCGTACGGAAGCGCCCCACGAGCGGGCCCTCACTGATGACGACGCCCCAGGGGGTCTCGCTACCGATGGTCGCAGGCAGTGCCCCGGCCACAGGCCGGGAGGTCGGGATCGGTGCCTGCGGCTGCGGCCTGTAGGAGTCCAGTGCGTTGCGCATGGACTCGACCGGGTTGCGTCCGACGATGTCGGACGTGCCCGCAAGCGTGGCCCGCAACGCCGGTGACGTCGGGACGGAGGCCGCAGCAGGGCCGCCTTGCAGCTCGTCCAGACGGTTCGGGTCGGCCGTCACCGGCGCCTCGGGTGCGGCCTCCGGCGCCTCGGGTGCGGCCTCCGGCGCCTCGGGTGCGGGCTGGGCCGCCTCGAGCCGAGCGGTCATCGCGGCTGCCTCTGTCACAGGTGCGGTTCGGTTATCCCGCACGTCCACCCAGTCGCCGCTGAGGGTCTGGACGTAGGTCTGCCCGTCACTCAAGCCGAGGGTGGGCCGGGTCGAGCCGCGCCACTCGCGGGAGCCGACCTGCGCGTCAGACCACTTCGCGCGCGACAGGTCTGTGTACTCGACGTCATGCCGAGCCAGGTCCTCCACATCCTCAGGTGAAAGTGTGGCGCCTGTCGGCGCTGTGAACCGCCCCTGTACCCACACCTGCCCAAGCATGTCCGTGTCCAGTCCGCGGGCAGCTGCGGCCTCGCCGCTTTCCAGGATCGACTCGGCCTGCTCCGGCGTCAGGTCGCCGCGCGGACCCCAGCCGAGCGCCGCGCCTCGGGTGTCTAGGTCTGTGGGCTCCGCCAAGACGGCTGTGTCGACGGCAGACGGACCAGCTTCCGGTGCCTCGATTTCGGAGGCGTCCACTGCGCCGTCGCCGTCGGCCGGGGTCTCGTCCCCGAACAGGTCGCCCTGGCCTTCTCCGGCTGGGGATGCCGCGTTGGCAGCGTCGCGGAGCATGTCGCCCAGCACCTCGGCGTTTCGCTCCTCAGTGGCGTCGAGTCGCGTGGTGGTGTTGGTGGCGACGTTGCTGAACTGGTCGTCAATGTAGGACAGCGCGTAGTCCACGCCCGGCCCACCGTTCGGGGTGTCCAGCGATTCCGCGACCTCGTCCAGGATGCGTCGGAAGCCGGACTGGTCCACGAACGCGTACGCGCCGGATTCCTCGTCCAGATCCATCTGATCGCGCAGCCAGTTGGACCACGAGGCTGCACCCTCGTCGGTACGGGGGTCTGCGGTCGGCGGGGTCAGGCCGAACGCGGGGAAGGTCGCGCCGGAGGTGCGGTCCAGTCGGTCCGCCAGCCGGTCGCCACGCTCCGTGCTACGGGACTTCGCCAGCTCACGGCGCTGGGCCGTGGTCATCTGTGCCTCGGCGGCCTCGCGCGAGGCGTCCAGGTCGGCCCGCTGGCGCACCTGGGTGGTGTCGTTCGCCAGCGCGTCAGCCTGCTCGATCGCGGCAGGGTTCGGGCCTCGGGCGCCTCGCGGGCGCCGGAGCATGTCCTGCTCGGCCGTGGTGAGCTGCCCGACGGTAGGGTTCGTGAGGCGTGCACGTGCGCGTGGTGCCGTGGCGATGTTGCCGGGCTCGTACTCGACCTCGTCGCCCACGCGGAGGCGGGAGCCACGGCCCGCGTACGTGATCCGCACCGTGATGCGCTCGCTGCCCTGTGTGCCGGACAGACCGACGGCCTCACCCCGCGCCGAGGGGGTTCGGTAGCCCGGCCCGTCGAACAGGTTCAACAGCGCGCCCACAGCGATGAACCGGCCGTCACGGCCGCGCGGATGCAGTGTGGGGTCCCAGTTGCGGGTTCCGGCCGCCAGCAGCGGCCAGCCGTCCGGGAGCGTGTGCGCCCGGCCGAACGCGGTCGCGGCCCGGAACACCTGGGTCCGGTGCGCAGGCACCCGTCGGGCGGTGTCGACGGCCGCGGTCAGGTCCGCGTCGGTGTGAATCTCGGGGAGCTTGGTCACAGGGCCCTCTCAGTCCAGACCGCGCATCGCGGCGTACGTCTCCAGCACGCCCTGCGGGACATGCCCGAAGGTGCGCAGTGCCGAGGCGAGCAGAGCGTCTGCCACCTCATCGTCGGCGGGGTTGGCGTGCAACTTCTCGACCGGCACCGTGAGCCTACCGGACGTGAGCCCGGTCTGGTGCAGGGTGCACTCGGTCGGGCCCACGGCCACGAGGACGCCGGAGGCCACCACGGTGTTGGCCTCGTGCACCTCCACCCGGCCACCGACCTCCAGCCGGTAGCCTGCGGCGTCCTTGAGGACGTCGGCGGCCGACCACCCCGCGGCCACCAGGCCCTCGGTGTCGAGCCCGAGCGCCTGCGCCCGGCGCCCGAGGTGGGACAGCCCGGCCTCGGGGTGCGGGATGCGGGGCAAGGCCAGCAGCCCGCGGTCCAGGTCGTCCTGTGTGTGCACCGGCAGGCGGCCGTCGGCCATCGCCGCGCCGGATACAACGTCTGCGATGCGGCTCACGCTGCGCCACCTTCCGGGACGGAGGACTGTCCGACGTCGACTGCGGCCACGTCTTCGCCGCCGAGCATGCTCTCCAGCTCGGCAGGCAGTTCCTGCCCGGCTGTGTTGGCCGCGCGGGCTTCTTTCAGCAGGCCCGGCAGCAGCACCTGGAGCAGCACAGTGATGACCTCGGGCGGGATGGTGCCGCCGATGGCGAGCTTGCGCGCCATCTCAGTCTCGTCCGGCGCGTCGGTGTCTCCGAACGCCTTCGCGTCACGCCACGCCTTGCCGGAGATGAGTCCCAGCTCGTAGCCCTTGTCGGCGTCGGCCGAGTGCTCAGGCCGGTCCACGAGGGCGTTGGCGTCGAACCAGACGCAGACCTGGGACACCTCCTCCTCCCCGAACCCGAGTGCCCGCAACTGTGGCTGCAGGATCACCTCGGTGAGCGCGTCCGCGATGGTGAGCGCCATAGGTTCGATGTGCGTGGTGTACAGCGCGTTCGTGATCACGATGGCGTTGCTGTACTTGACGTTCTGCAGGCCCGCGACCATCTCCTTGGGGACGTCCAGGCCCTGCAGGATGCGGTCCAGCGCGCGGTCCGCTCGGCCCGCTAGCACCTCGGACACGTCGGTGTCCAGGGTGATGTGCTTGATCAGCGCACCGGCCTCGTCGGGCCCGCGCAGTAGCAGCGGGATGACGGAGGCAGCACTGCTGTCGGACTTGACGGGGTCGGTCAGGTTGTAGATGAGGTCGGCCTCCAGCGGGTCGCCTTCCTCCTCCCCTTCCAGCGTCCCGTCGGGGTTGGCTTTCGCGGCCACGGTGATGCTGTCCGGCAGGAACAACAGCCCTGCGTTCATCCGGGACCGGCTGTTGGCGCGGAGCATGCGGCCGTAGCTCAGCAGCTCCCCGCACGGTTCCTCCACGCCGAGCATGCTGCTGTCGGGGTCCTCGCTGTAGCGGGGGTGGTTGCGCCACACCCGGCCGATGAGGGTATTGGGCGGCAGCGCCTTGGGGAGGCGTGCACCCCCGTTCGGTCCGCGTGTCTGGAGGGTCACCTGTGAGCCCGCAAAACGAAGTTCGTCGGTGGAGTAGACGTGCCACTTGCCGTCGTGCCGTACGAGGTAGCACTCGCCTGCGACCGAGAGGTTCAGGGCGAAGCTGCGCAGCAGGCCAGACACCCCGCGCGACAGATTCCGGGCCATGATGTCCGAGGCCGCGGCCGCAAGCTGAGGGCTGATGCCGCGCTGTCGCCGGATGCCGGAGCTGTCGTCTGTGGCCTCCGCGGCTGCGGTGCCCTCGGGCGGCTTAATCCCGTCGGACACGGGCACCGGAGGCTCCTGCGGGTCCAGCACCGCGCCAGGGTAGAGGCGCAGCCTGGACAGCGCCTGGGCGACGATGCCGAACGCGAACTTGACCTCGCCAATGGCGTCGTAGTGCTGCCAGGCGGTTTCCTGCCAGGCGGCTGTGACCGAGCGTCGCTCACGCAGCGCGGCCTGATCTTGCGTTCGGATGATGGACGCGGACGCGGTCAGCGCCCGGTCCGCGTGGTACGCGGTCGGCGCGGGCGTCCGCAGCATGCGGGCAAGGCTCACGGTAGGTCCCTCCTCAGGGCGTCGGCCGCCCACTGCGCCAGAATAGGCGCTGTCGAGTAGGCGAGGGCGCGGACCGCGGGCTCGGGGAGGACCACGGCCAGGGCCCCGGCCCACACGCCGACACAGTACGGGCAGGTCACGAGGTAGGCAGCACGGCTCTCCGGCCAGCGAGTCAACACGGCCTCGCGCAACGGTGCTGTGATTTCGTCCTCCACCACCAGCCGGGTCAGCCGGTACACGGCCAGGGCGCGCAGTGCGTGGTTCACGGCAACTGCAGGGCTGCGAGCAGCGCGGCGCACTGCTCGTCGCTGTAGGTGCCAGATTCACAGCATTTTAGACCGGGCATTGTTGTTAATCCTTTGAGTAATCCGTCGCGGTATTGTTCTGCTAAGTCCATTGTTCGACCCCTACTGTTCGGATTCGACTAATAGAGGGTGCATGGGTCAGGTGCGGGAGTAGGCGAGGCGGCAGCGGCAGCCCATCGTTTCGTCCAGCGGCGCTTGCGGGTCGCCGGGGAAACGGAGGTACGCGCCGGTGATCGTGCGGAACGGGGTGCCGACCTTCTGGGTCTTGCCGCGCAGCTCGGCGTGGGACGGGCGCACCCTCGCGTCGCCTTGAGTGTGCCAGGTCTTCACCAGCAGCCCGCTGCGCTGCGCGGTCTCGCTGCGGGTCACTTCACGGGTGTAGGTGACGGCCTGCCGGGACACGCCTTCGGCGGCCCGCTGCAGGTCCTCCAGGGACGGCACGGTGTCCCTGTAGGTTGCGGTGGTGTCGCGCACGACCTTGTCTACCCAGGTCGACACGGTGGCCATCGCGGTCTCAACGGCAGGCGCTACGTGCTCGACGGAGACGCGTGCCGCTCGGACCAGGGCCCGTGCTGCGCGGGCCGCGAAGGCTGTCAACCGGTCCTTGATCGGGGACGAGTCCGGGTCACGGTGGCGGCCTGCCGCCTGGAGCCCCAGCTCCTCGGTCCATAGCGCCACGAAGATGCGCGCCAACGCGGCCTCGGTGTGCTCGGCGTCGGCGTCATCGACGGCCAGGATGGCGGCGCTCACAGCGCTACGCGCACCCGCGTCTGGGAGGCGTATGCCACAAACCGCTTGAGGGGGTGCCCGCACCCGCAGCCCGCGTCGCGGACCACGTACCACTCGGTGCCGTCGGAGAGCGGGATGCGCCACCCGGCCACGCGGCTGCCGCGCACGGGCCCGGAGATGATGCCTGCCTCGTGCTCTGTGATGGCGCCGGTGCGCCTGTCGGTGGCGAAGTACCGCAGGCGTGCCAGACCATCGTCGCCGGTGACGACGACGACGCGGACCGGCTTCCTCCAGGGCGCCTGCTGCGGGTACTCGTCCTCCAGCCGGATGGCGGCCGGGAACACCTCCAGCCCGATGTGTACGGTCGCACCGGGCTGGAAGGGTTCCGCGAGAGCTGCGTGCGCGGTGGGCGTGGTTGTCATGGGGTCATCGTACCGCTGAGCTGTTCCGATCCAGGTAGGCCACGAGCAGGCCGCGGACCGTGGTCACGAAGACCTCCAGGTAGTCGGCGCCTTCACCGGGCCGCGGGTAGCAGAGGACGCGGCCCTCCAGGCGGGGCACAGGCTCGCCGTCCTGGCTGGTCAGGTGCATCGCCAGCAGCGGCTCGCTGCCGGGCACCAGCTCCACGGCGACGTCCGGCAGACCGGCTGCGCGGAACCGGTAGTGGTACTCGTCGGGGTCGAGCGCATCCCACTCGCAGGGGGTGCGTTCTTTCAGCGCCTGCAGCATCTCGAAGTGCAGGTGTTCGGGGATGGGGTGGTGCACGGCTGGCTCCTCAGGGGAAGTGGGCGGCACCGGTGCGGTGCCGTCCTGTGGTGGTCAGAACTTGCTGGCGCAGACTGGGCCAACACCCCGTTCGATGCTGTCCTCATCGGTCAGCGTACGGCCGCACCGTGCGCAGATGTTGTACGTGCGGCCGTACTTCGCCGCGTCCTCCAGGGTCATGGCGGTGTCGGCGCTCAGCAGCCGGATGGCGCCGGAGGCGACCACGAACGTCTGGGTCTCGCGGTCGAGCACCTTGGCGTACTTCCGACCGGACCCGTGCACCGCGACCTGGACCTTGTAGACCTCGCCACCCGCGATGTGGAACCCCTCGGGCACGTCGTTGGCCGAGGCGGCCTTGCGGGTCACCTGCGGCTGACGGCGCAGCCAGTCGATCGTCTTGGACGCGAGCGCCCGGTCCAGCGTGCGGAGGCGGATGGCCTCGTTCGCCCGGCCCAGGAAGTCGGCCGGGACGGTGTGCTTGCGCAGCAGGTCTGTGATGTAGGCGTACTGGCTGTCCGTGGCGGGGGCGACTGTGGTGGTGTTCATGGCTTCTCCCTGGGTCGGTTCGGTGCGCTTGCTCTCAGGGTAGGTCATCGACGCCTGACGCGTCTACTTTAGTAGGCCGAACGTGTGACCCCGCTTCCCGCCGAGGAATCGAACCTCGGTACAACCGCTCGGGAATCCGTCCGCTATTGCGGACCCCTGCCTTGCCCAGCCGTGCCTTGCCAAGCCTAGCCGCGCCCTGCCACGCGGCTGCGGAACGCGGGGTCATCCCACAGACCCTCGGGGTCGCGCGGGCCACGGTACTCCAACCGGTTCACGTTGCTGGTGATCGTCAGCGAGCGGGTGACCGTCGCACCCTGCTTGGTCTGCTTGGCCGCGTCCACGAGGCAGCGGTGGATGTTCTGACCCGGCAGGAACGGGCCCGCCCCCTCATCGAAGTAGAGCGAGCCGGGCGTTGCGCGCTTGTCAACTCACTTCGCCCACTTCTCGACGTCCACCTTGCCTGGGAAACCAAAACTGTTAAGCCAGAACGCTTCTGACTCTCGCTTGATGTGCATGGAAATTTCCAGCGCGCGGTCCTCCGGGAGGTCGAGCACCGCCGAGTCGTGCACGGCCAGCAGGAACGCGTCCCACTCCGAGGTCATGTTCTCCACCATCACGAGCCAGCGGCCCACCCAGGCCGCGAGCCCGCCCTGCACGAGCCGGTTGTACCCGGTGCGCGGGTAGTCGTACCGGCCGAAGTAGCTGCGCGTCCCATCCCACAGCGTCACGAACCCGCGCTTGCTCACCCAGTCCTCGGTGCGCGCGTTGGCCTCGCTGATTTCGGGGTACAACTTGTGCCAGGCGGCACACCACGCCTTGCAGTCGGCCGACGACTGTTCGATGCCAGCGGAGGTCCAGAGCTGCGCCTGGAACGTCTTGTACCCCATGCCGAACAGCAGGCCGAAGTTCAGCCGCTTGGCGATATCCCGCTTGGCCTTCCACTCCCGGTAGGCCGCCGTACCCTGCCGGTCGTCCGCGCCGTCCGCGGGGTCCAGCCCGAACACCTCGGACGTGGTGATGCCGTGGAGGTCGCGGCCCTCGCGCAGCGCCGAGGCCATCGTCTCGCAGCGTGCCGTCTCCGATCCCACCCGCAACTCGGCCTGCGACAGGTCCAGGTTCATCCGCGTGACGCCGGGCCGGGGCAGAAACAGCGAGCGCGGCTCGGGCGGCTTGACCTCCTCGCCTGTTACTGGATCGTGGAACGTGAGCCCGACCCGTTTCGGCAAGGCCAGCGCGTTGAACCGGCTGGACGACAGGCGGCCGGTCTTGACCTGCGCCTGCCGCAGCTCGGCGCGGAGTCGCCCGTCCTTGCCCGCGAGCTTGGCATAGTTCGCGTAGAACATCTGGTTTGCCGTTTTCAGCCGAATCATCTCGGCGTAGTCGGCCGCGTACGGTGCACCCTCCTCCCCGAGCCGCCGTGCCACGGGCTCGGAGAGGTCGCCCTGTTGCATCACCAGCTTGTCGTCCGCCGTCGGGTCGTAGTCCGCGATGTTGGCGGCGAGGATTTCGCGGTCACCGGCCGTCCCCCGGAGGAACCGCGGGCGTCCGGCCTGCCCGGCCTTCTTGAGGACGTACCCCCGCGGCTTCTCCCCCGGCTTCCAGGGCGCGAGCCCGAGCTGGTCGAAGTAGAACGCGCTCATCCTCGCGGGGGTGGGCGGCTGCAGCTCGTCCGGGAACGAGGCCGAGAGCTGCTCGACGCGCGCCTGGATGCGCTCACCCCACGCCCGCGAGGTCTCGACGTCGTAGGGCCCGAAACCTCGGCGCTCCATCCGCATGAGAACGCGGTTCAGCCGGACGGCCCGGTTCACCGCCGACATGGACCCCTCCCCGTCCAGCAGGCGGGCCACCTGCAGCTCGGTCAGCCGGAGGGTCAGCTCGGCGTCCTGCGCGGCGTACTTGCCGATGATCGACCACGGGACCAGGTCGTAGCGCGGGCCCTGGCCTTTGTCGAGCCCGAAGGCTGCTTTTTGCAGCCCGAGCGCGTCCTTCAACTCGGCCGCGTCGTCCGCCTCCTCAGCGCCCCAGATACGACTCGCCGTCTCCTTGAGGCCCTTCATCTCCAGCGGGTCCAGCTCGGCCTGCCCGAGCATCGAGTCCCAGATGATGAAGGGCTCCAGCTCCAGGTCGATGTGCCGGAAGTGCCGGACGTCGAACTGCGCGTTGTGCCCGACCAGCCCGCGTACGCGGGCGACGTCGAGCATCCACGCCCGAAAGATGGCCTTCTGGACGTCGGTCATGCTGCGCTCGGGTGCCCACTGCGCGAGCTGCGCCTCGGTCATGCCCCCGCGTATGTCCCCGCGGACGAGGCGCCGGGGGGTGAACCCCTTCCGCGCCCAGCCGCCCTGGCTGTACGGGAACGCCCCGCGCACCAGCGTACCGTCGTGCAGCCGGTAGGCCACCGAGGTGGCGCCGATGAACGCCCCGCTGTCGGGGTGGAGGTCGGAGGTTTCCGAGTCGAAGGCGACCACGCTGGCCACGGCTTCGGGCGGGTGCAGCCGGAACGGGTCCTCGATGTGCTTGACGGTGCCCGCTTCGCCGGGGGCAGGCCAGCTCACGCGTCGCTGCTGCCGAACAGACCCAGGGCCTCCTGCCGGAGCAGGAGCCCTGAGTACGCGAGGAGCGCGGCGATCTGCCACGGCAACGCCGTGCCGAGCACGATGCCGACGAGGGCTGAGGGGAGTGCGCCGATCTGGAGCGCGAGAGCGATGACGTAGAGCAGCAGCGCTACCTGGCGGGTAAAGGGTGTGGTGGTCACCGGTCCATCCTACGCCCCGTTGCCCTCCGGGCAAAAGGAAACCCCCAGCATGTACGCCGGGGGTCCCTCTGCACCGCGGGCCACCACGCAACCGCGAGGGTCAGACTATCACGCCAGGCTCACGCGCCGGGCCAGCGCCACCGAGGTCGAGCGGCCTGGCACGGACTTCCGGTTCACCGGCGACAGCAGCGCGCTGGCCACGTGCACGAGCGCGTCCAGCCGGTCCGGCGACCAGCTGTCGCCGGGCACCCAGTCTGTCTGCTGCGACTCCAGCTCCGCGAACCGGCCGACGTGTCGGACCCGGCCCTTGTCGTACATCATCGCCACGGGCTCGGCACGGATTTGCTTGGAGTCCTTCGCGTGCACGCCCTTGACGCGCACCGTCGGGTCGATGTTGTGCAGCGTCTGCCGGACGAGGTCGCCGCCCTGGTTGGTCTCGACCACCACGACGGCGTCGTGCGCCTTCGCGGTGTCGACCACGACCTTGGCCCACTGCGCGGGCGTGCCCTGCAAGCTGAGGTCCGCGAGCACGTAACCCGTTCGCTTGAACGGGTTGGGCTCAGCGGTCGCACCCATGAGCACGATCCCGCACTCATCGCCGGACGTCACGGACACTGAGGGGTCCACCCCGATGGCGCGCAGCGGTAGCTTGCCGGGATTCTCGTAGAGGCGCAGCGCCTCCAGTTGCGCCTCCGTCCACAGCGCGCCCTCGGCGTCCGCCATGAGCTGCGCCTCCAGCTCCTGCGCTGCCAGCCGGGTGCCGCCGTACAGGCCGGTGATGGTCTCCAGGTAGGCGTCCGCCAAGTGTACGTTGTCGAAGGTCCGACCTGCCACCAGCAGGACGCGGCTGGGGGCCTCAGCCGCGGTCTTGACGAGCTTCCGCAGCAGCGCGAGTCGCTTCGGGGTGGTGGTGGCCAGCACCTGCGGGGAGGTGCCGAGCCGGGTGGCGAGGTTCAGTTGGTCCCAGGCATTCAATCCCGAGTCGTTGGGCCGGAGGTTCCACGCGGCCAGTTCGTCGGCCCAGGCGTAGTCGAACTGCGGCCCTCGGAGCTGGTCGGGTTCCTCGGCGGTGAAGCACAGCGCGGTGCATCCGTTGTGGAATTCGACGGTGCGCGCCGACGGCAGGTAGCGCGGCGCCTCGCTCGGCGGGAACACGCTCATGAGCCCGGACTCGCCCTTAACAATGACGTCCCGGACGTCGGCCGCGGTCCGGCCCACGAGCCCGAACCGGAGGTGGCGGCCGTTGGCCTGGTTCACCCGGCGTCGAACCCACTGCGCGCCGGTCAGCGTCTTGCCTGCACCACGCCCGGCCATGTACAGCGTCGTGTGTGCGGTCGAGTCCGTAACCTTGAGCTGGTCGTCAGGCCGGGCCGTCCAGTCCCAGGACCAGCGCAGCGCACCGAGGTCGAGCCCGGCCAACACCTCCCGCTGCAGCTCGGGCGGGAGCGCGGCCACCTCCTCGATTTGCGACAGGCGGCGACTCACTCGACCACCTCGGCCTCGACCACTTCCGCCTCCAGGTCCAGCTCCTCGACCGCGGTCAATGCGCGGGCCGTGAGTTGCGCCAGCCGCTCGGTGACCTCCGCCGAGGCTTGATCGGCCGCCACCGTCACGCCAATGTCGACCTTGACGCTCGGGCCGATGCCTGCGCGGTCAAGCCAGCCGAGCGCGGCGTCGAGCCGGACCTTCTCCGAACGGGCGTTGTCCATGAGGTCCAGCACCACGGACAGCGCGCGCTCTGCCCCGTCCACGAGCTTCTGCCCGACGGCCTCCGTGGTTGCGGCGAGCGCCTCGGGGTCGAGCAGCATGCCGCCGTGCCGCTGGCACTTGTCCTGCCCAGGCATGCCGCCCGCGCCGCAGCGCAGCCCGTCCCGCAGGATTGCAGTGCAGCGGGATGCCTCCAGGTAGATGAGCGAGCCGGACTTGCCGAACGCCCGCGCGGTCGCGGCGGCATCCAGGCCGAACGTGTCCTTGTACAGCTCGGCCAGCGCGTGCCACCCGCTGACGTGCACGCTTCCCTCACGTAGCAGCGCCCGGTCGATGTCCTTCCAGCGCATGCCGGGCTCGAACCCCCAGCGCTCGCTGGCGTAGCGCGCGGCCTGCCGCATGTCGGGGTCGACGTTGTGAATCTGGGCCGTGAGCCACTCCCACAACTGCGGCACCTGCTGGGCGTCAGCCGACTTCCGAGGCCGTGCCATCGTCGCCCACCTCCAGGTCCGTGACGGTGCGTCTCAGCATTCCAACGCCGAGCGGCGCCAGGGTGTTTCTCCACAGCGTGCCCGCATCCGCCCCGGCTTCGCGCTGTACCGCCTTGGTGTGCAGCACCTCGCCGGTGTCCCACCCGTCGTCCAGCCGGTAGACGGTGCCGCCCGTCCAGGTTACGTCGTCCGCGACCTGTTGCTGCACCGCGTCGCGCCCCCTGTAGCTCGGGAGCAGGGAGGGGTGGTACCCGATGACCCCCTGCCGGAACAGCGCGCGTGCGGCTGCGGGGACGTGGTGGTGCCAATGCGCACACACCCCGAGTCGTGGCCCGACACCGAGCGCGGTCAGCGTGGCGCGCAGCAGCCGCACGCTGGCGCCGGGGTCGCCCGGGTTCCAGTAGATCACCGGCAGGTGCAAACGCGCGGCCCTGTACCCTGTCGACCCCTCGGTGGTGATGACGAGCGCGACGCGGTGGTGGGTGTGCAGGTCCACCAGCACCTCCCGGCCGAACGCGTGGTTTGCGAAGACGGCCAGCCTCACGCCTCGGGCTCCTCGTACGGCGGGCCGTCGTACGGCGGGCCGTCGTACCGGAACCCCGCGACGGCACGGAGGTGGTGGCCGAACCGCGACCGCGTGTTGGGTGTGTCGGACCGCACCCGGCCGCCAAACTGCTGGGAGACGAGCGTCCAGTCCGGCGCGCGTCGCAGCGCGGCGATGAAGCCGGGGTGGGAGGTGTGCATGTAGGTGGGCGCCGGTGCGCCGATGTACCCGAGCCCGGCGCGCTCCCGCGCAGCAATGAGGTTGAGGAACGGCATCGCCAATCCCGCGCCCTGGAACTCCGGGTGGATCACCATCCGGGTGGCGCGGGCCGCGCGCACCCCCTTGCCGATGGCCATCCCCGTGACCGCGACGAACGCGACTGGCTGGCCGGTCTCGACGTCGTACCCGGTGAACCCGGTTGATGCGTGGTGGAGCTTGACCTCGTCCAGGTAATGCCACGCAGCGAAGTTGCCCCAGGTGTCGAGCCCGGTCTGCCGGATGACGAGGCGTAGCGGCGGCCGCTCCGGCAGGTCCAGCGGCGGGTGCTCCAGGGTCGCACTCATCTCGTGAGCCTACCGACCTCGGGCCCCCTGTTCGGGGTGGCGTAGCTCATTGCGGCGGCCACTTCGCCCGGCCCGACGAACAAACCGGGGTCCTGCCCGAGCGCGGTCCGCAGCACCCAGTCCGGCTGGAGCCACGGGAGCACGTCCTCGTGCGGCGTGCACAGCACGACCTGCGGGGGTCCGGCGTCGAAGTCCGGCAGGCGGCGCCACGCCTTCGCAAACGCCTGGGACCCGATGGTGGCCACGCGCCGGTCGACCACCGAGCTGTACTCGTCCACGAGCTGCCGAGGCATTGGCTCGGCCAGCACGCGGGCGAGGTCTGCGCGGAACCGCTCGCCGGTGCTCAGCACCGCGTAGGGCCGCAGCCACGTCGGCACGGACCCGAGCCCGACCGCAGCGAGTGCGGCCACCACGGAGGCGTACGCGCCTTCGTCGTGGGGTGCGATGGCGTCCACCAGCGGCGCATCGGTCCAGCGCCGGGTGCCGACGTCCCCGAACCCGTCGGCGGCCAGCAGCCGGGCGAGCTGGGACTTGCCCGAGCCCGAGGGACCGACCACCACGCCGATGCGCCAGGTACGGTCCTCGGTCGGCACGTCGGCGTCCAGCTCGAAGTGGGGCGGCTCCAGCGGGGTGTTGAACATGCTCACGGTGCGGACGACGCGGTGGCTCGCGTCCAGCTCGGTCGTCCGGCTGACGGTGTAGCGCACCTCAGAACACCAACACACGGATGCGCTCGGGGGTGACGCCCTGGGCCACGAGGCTGTCGAACAGCGCGCGCTGCTCCGCCTCGCTCCCGCACTGCACCGTGAGCGCCCAGCGCTCCCGGTAGGTGACACCGGGTCGGGGGTGCTCGAAGTCGTAGGTGTTGCTCACCTGCCAAGGCTCACACAGAAAGGGCCCTCCCCGCAACTACGGGGAGGGCCCTCGGTCTCCTCCGAGTGGCGGTTGTCAGGCGCCTCGACGAGGTGGCTGACCGTTCGGGAACGCGGCGTCGCCGGGCTCAGCCAGGCCGAGCTGTGCGCGCACCCAGGCTGCGGGAATGCGTACTCGGCGACCCGTGCGAATCACGGGAATCTCGCCCGACTTCACCCCGGCATAGGCGGTTCCCAGCGAGACGTCCATCAAGGCCGCGCATTCGGCCACCCGCACGGTAGTGGCACGCAAGAGTTCTTCGCGCGTCATGGTTTTCCCCCTTCTCAGTGCGAGCCTGTGCGGCCCGCTGCCACTCCACAATGCGCCTTGCAACCCCGTGAAGTCCAGGCATATACTTACTGTATGACTGTAAATCGACCCGCCGGGGCGGCGGATGGCGATCGAGGTGGCACGTGCCACCCAGCGGACGGCAGCGGCAGCGGCGGCATCGGCTCTACTCAGTTGACATCCTCCCCACGGCTAAAGCCGGGGGATTCCTGGGCTTGATGCAAAGGAATGCTGGCGCTCATGCGACCACCCCTGCATCGGACCAGTGGGTTCCGGTTTCACAGGCGACTGCTTCAGCAAGCTGAAGTCTGACACCGCCTCCACCGGCGTTTGCGATCTCCGCTTGTCCAGCGGCGATCATGATGTTCGTGGCGGCATTCCAATCTCGATCGAGGTGAACACCGCAGGCTCCACAGGTCCACTCCCGTACCGAGAGTGGTTTGGGGCCGTCGAGCACACCGCACACAGAACACGTCTGTGATGTGTAAGCCGGATTTACAGGAATGACCCTGTCTCCGGCGACGTGCGTGAGGGAAGTGAAGAACGCACCCCATGCAACGTCGTGCATTGACCGGCGTAGCCCCCGGCCCTGGGCGTTGTGCCCACCTGATCGCGCCAGCCCCCGGATGTTGAGGCTTTCGATGGCAATGGTGGTGTTCTGGCTCGCAAGTCGGTGTGCGAGTTTGCGAGCGAAGTCCTGACGAGCGTGGGCGACTCCGCTGTGAAGACGGGCCACCTTCACCTGTTGCTTCTTCCAGCCGTTGCTGGCCTTCTGGCCGGTGCGTCGGTCAGGTCCCTGTTTACGGGAGAGCGCCCGCTGAGCCTTGCGCAGTTTGCGACCCTGCTTCCGGTGGAACCGCGGATTGTCAATCTTCTCCCGCGTTCCATCGGAGTAGGCGATGGCAGCAAACGAGTCCAGACCGACATCGATCGCCGCGTGACGCTCCGTCTCCGGTGTGAGGTCCGCCTGTTCGACGTCAACGACGAAGGAGACCTCGTATGTCTGGTCCGGCTTGCGGGTGACCGTGACGCTCGACGGGGTTGACGGGAGCTCACGCGACAGTACGAGCCTGATCCAGCCGATCTTGGCGATGAAGACACGGTCACCGTCCACGCGGAACCCGTTGGAAGTGAACCGCGCCGACTGTTTTCCGGAGAACCGCGACTTGAAGCGGGGGAAGCCAACCTTGTGCCCTTTGCGCCGACCCGTGGCTGAGGCGAAGAAGTTCGAGAACGCCTGCTCTGCGTCGCGCATCGACTGGATGAGAGCCACCGATGAGACAGCATTGAGCCACGGCTTCCGCGAGCGCTCGTAGGTGATGAGCGCAGCCTGTCGGTTCGCGTCGAAGGATCGCACTGTTCGGTTGGGGTTGCTCTTCGTGGGGCGAGGCTCAACGGACTCGTGTAAGCCCGTCTCGTAGATCATCTGCCGGTCGGCGATCACCGAGTTGTAGACGTGGCGGCAGCAGCCAAACAGACGCGACAAGTCACGCTGTTGGCGGGGCGTGGGATACGCCCGGTATGAGTACCGCTGCTTCATAAGACCACTATACTACATTCTCTGATATATTGCTTGAGTGTCCGACTTTGATCTTGTGAAATCCAACCTCAACGTGGCGTACCGCTGCTGGTACCACGTCGTCTGGTGTCCGAAATGGCGACGCAAGGTCCTTACGAGCAACGACCCGAGGGTTGCGAACCCACCCATCGCAGGCGACCCCGGCCCCGTGGACGAGCGCCTTGCCGAGATCATTCGGGACTGGGCAGAAGAGACCGGCAGTGAAATCGCAGGACTGGAGATCATGCCCGACCATGTCCACCTTCTCGCGGAGATCCGGGACCTAGTTCCAGGCTGGCTGGGCACAGGCAGTTTGGTTCCCGACCCTGAGGTTCTAGACAACGTC